CTTAGTAACTGAGTCTTTTGATCCTGTACGAAAGTTATCAAGATCAAAGACTACCTCGTTAAGCCACGTATCAAATTCGGTGGAAGAGGAGACTAAAGTTTCTGCGTTGTCCTCGCTGAATTCGAGTTCTTTCTTAGGGTCTTGCTCAGATATATCTACAAGTAGTAGTGTTTCAAGGTGGGCCAGGGTTAAACCTTTCCAGTTTTTAATTACAGCACGAGAGAATTCAGTAATAAACTTCTCCTCATCTAGTTCTTCTACTGCTTGACGTGTTTTACGATCAAACTTAGTAGTAGTACATTTCTTACGTAGGCCTGTTAGTTCTTTTCGTGAAAGATTTGCTATTTCTACTTCAAAGCCCTTCAAGCCAGGAAAGTCAATCCAAACTGCTTTGGTATCAACCATTAATTTTTTTAAGTCCATCATTGTTCCTTATATGTTGTTAAGTTTAATTTTAGTGCCAAGATCGGCAGGGTTATCATTCATCTTCCAGTCATATGCTTGAGTAAAAACATCTGCAACTTTGTTTCTATTTGTAAAGCTACAGTTTGTTAAGTTAAACTGAAAACCTTGTGTTGCACTTTCTCCTGCTTTAATTACGATTGGAACTCCAATTTTCCACTGTTGAGTATCACTATTAAAGTTGCTAAGTACGTACTGTCCAATAGAACCTGAAAGAATTCGTTTCTTTAGTGTGAAACTAGAGGGATACATTGAGGTGGCAGCATTTGTCACATTCAATGCGTTGTTGACAGTTTCATAGGGAGTCCACTCTATGTCATTCTGTAGCTCCACCGAAACTTCGTAGATCCCTTCCGTGAGAGGAGTGGAGTCTACTGATACCGATAAATAATCCATACGCTGATGCGTACGAGTTGCTGAACGATTAACAACTGTAACTGCAGGGTTTGTACTCGCAGTAGGTAAAGTTGCTCCTCGTGTTAGCTTTGATGCTTCTCCGGCTAGTGTCAACTTGAGGTTCTCTAATTTCTCAATTAAGAATGTCCCATTTGTTATAACACAAGTTTCCAGTTTGTAAACATCATTTGGTAGTTTTATGTACAAATCAAAAGTATTTAATGTATTTGTACCCGACTTATAATCTACTAAAAGATTAAAAACTACAGCTAAGTCACTTTCTGTAAGAGCTGGTACTGTAAACTCAAAATTAGCAGGATTAGCTTTTGTTATGCTAGAAGCCTCGTGCATTTTGCTTTGATCATGCAACGTCTTTTGAGGATACGTCTTATCCGTAAAAGTTTGGCTAAAACTTAGGTCTGAGGTAACGTCTAGTCTATACCTTGAACTATTGAAGACAAGGTAGACCTCCGCCTGTTTTAGTATATTATAAGTAGCCATTTTTCTCCGGATAATAAAAGGGGCTCGAAAAAGAGCCCCTTCTAACTTTTTCTATTTCATAGTATAGTCGAAATGACCTCCTATGTCAAGAACTTTTTTTACGCACCTACATACTTGATTGCAAGTTCATCAGTAGAACTGATATCCGTGCCTAGAGCATGGAAATTCACTTCTAAAGAGATTACATCATCGATTGAGTGTGTTGGTACTTCTAAGTGACAAGCTGCCATATCGAATTCAATACGAGGAGTAGAGGTAGAACCTCCGACCTTAAAGCTTAAGTCAAACTTATTTGTAATAGTATCGCTATCTTCAATGATACGCTCAAACAGATCCATGCTAGAATCAGTAGCTGAGTTTAAGTAGCAAGTAAAGCTTCCGCCAACAGTACGAGTTCCAGTTACATGGCCCAAAGGCTGATTAACTACACCGAGAGTCTCGGGAGTTAAGAACGTCATGTTATTAGAAATAGTAATATTACCACCGGTCAGAGTTAGATTATAAGTTTCTGCATCTGAATCGCCATCAGCACTGTCGCCACTTGCTAACAAGTGATCGTCAGCAGTAGTCATAACAAGTTGAGTAAGACGATTACGAATAAAGTTAGTAGTAGAACCAATAGCTTCATAACGGGTTGCAGTCGGAGCAGATGCTTCAGTAATAATAGTGCCCATTCCAGACCATGCAATAGTAGCGATGCCGTCAATATCAAAGTCCATAGACGCTTCGTTCATGCAGCAATTTGCAATCTTGTAGGTAGTTGCAGTTTCACCTGTTTTACCCAGTACAAAGTAAATGTTTGCAGTACCTAAAGTAGAAGTGTTAGAGTCATTAAAATCAATAGCTAAATGCTTTGGAACGCCACCTGATTCAGCAGTCTGAGTCAGACCTTGAGCCCAAGCAGATACTTGACTAGCACTAGGTACGGTATATCCGGCACCTGCGTTACCAACCATCATAGCCCAGAGGCATTCTTCTACTGCGTGATCGTTGCCTGTTAAGTTGTCTGCTCCACCGGCAGCGTAGCTTCCTGCTGTTTTGAAAGGTCGTGCATAAGTAGAAAAACTCCACTCTGCAGGAGCATAAGAGTCGTTAAACATCTTGCGACCACGACGGCTTCCGCCACCTGATGCTTCCATTTCGTTCAAAGTAATCTCTGAACTGTTTGTTGCTTGTGAAAAAGAGAAACCATCCAAAACTGGAATCTCCCAAATTGCACCGGCTACTTCTGCACCTGAGGCGTTCAAAGGTGCAACGTAGACTTTGGTGTCTCTGCTAAAAAATAATGTATCAGCCATAGTTAATCTCCTATGTTATCTTGAAAAGGCTAGGACGTGAACGTTTGCTCGTGCCTGCATTTTCTAGTATCGAACCTCTATCAGCATTTCACCAACGCCTAAGGGTTCAAGTACACCTTCATCAGTATCAATACTAACGATTGTGATTTGTTGTGTATATTGAGTCGCACCTGTGCGATCTAAATATGCTAATCGAGAGCTGTCTTCCAATACAGTTTCTACGTCTTCCATCAACTCATCTAGTGCTTCTACTGAGTCTTCCGACTGGACGTAGCATCTTAATGTAATAGAAAGAAATCTGTCTTTATAACCTGCACCCTGATACTCTCTTGTCTCAGAGCCAGCATTTAGGTGAACTGCAGGAAACTCCTCCACTTCATCCCAAAATTTTAATCGAGGAGAAACATTTTCATTTAAATCACTTAAAAATGTGCCTGCCCCATTTATATCCTTGAGCTTTTCAACAATAGCATTTACAATGCCTAAACGTCGTGTTGTATATGCTCTGCTCATTATACTCTCCTGGTATAGAATCTTCCGATTGCAAACTGTGCTGCGATTTCTCGAATAGATTTGTCAATTAGATCTCGTGGATCTCTATTTCCATTTGCCCAGTTTCCTGAGCTACCTTCTTCAAATACTTGATAAGGATTCCGTTGATAAGTATAGCCTATACTAGGAAAACCTTTTGGTGTTTGTACAATGTCGGTAACTTGTACGCTTTCTGCAAATCGTCCTGTTCTATTTACAAGTGCAGGCTCTCTCATATTCTTTCTTACAGTATTCGGTAGTTCTTTATTTATAAGTCCTATTAATTGAAAAGGATGAGAAGAAACTCCAGAGGTTGCTTTTGTTTTTCTTCCTTTTCTATACTTACTTTTTGCTACTACCGCGCTTGCACTTGCGGTTTTATTTTTTGTTCCTGTTTTGCTTTTAGTTTTTGACTTATAAGACTTTGACTTGCCTGTTACTTTTGTGTTTTTTACACCTCTGAACTTATCAACTACCATTTTCTCTGCTTTCTGTTTAAGAGAGCTAGAGCCTTCCATGTCTGCTAAATCAGGAGTTATTTGTTTGATGAAATTCCTGTATACTGCTTTTAACGCTTTTTCGTGTGCCGAGTCCTCAATATTACCTTCAGAGGTTTGAAACGAAATTATAGAAACATAGTCTGCTGTAAGTTTTCCTGCTTTTGTAACAATTTGTCTAGAATTAGTAACAAGCTTAATAATTTCTCTATATTGATTTTTTGTTTTTATATCTGCTCTTGATGAAGCTTCTTCTAGATTATGTAGTAAGAGTTTCTTTGAAGTTTCATCTAATGCTGATACGGACTTAGCTATTTCTACTTGTGATACAGCTGTACCTTTTGCACCGTGCCCCTTATGTAGAGTTTTAGAAACTTCTTGTTTTCCTTTTTCGCTAATTACACCCCGTCTTTCTAACTCATTTAACATTGCCTTTTTAATTTGAGTAATAGAGTAAGAAAAACTGCTTACTATAAACATTGTCTCTCCTTGTTTAAAAGGCAGTCCAATGCTGGGCAACTTTGATACAATTGCATTATATCTTCTAGTATTCTTGTTCTTAAACCTTTCATGAAACCCTAAGGCTCTTTTTTGTCCTACTTTAAGTGCTGCGTTTAAATCCGAAGGCGAAACAACAAGTCCAGGAACTGCGAGTTCTATCGCCTTTTTTAGTTCACTTGTATCTGCTAAAATAAGTAGTTGACCTCTTTGTCGTTCTACTGCTTTCCGAGCTTCTGAATCTAGCTTTTTTAACAAAGGCTTGTCAAAGTTCTTTGTTAGGGAATTTTTACTCATTAAAAGTTCTTATACAGGTCTAGAACACGCTTGATATGATCAGGAAACGCTACATTGTTTCTCTGACTTGAAGAAGCATTATTCTGGATGCTTGCACCTGCTATGGTTTGACGAGCTTTGTGCTCGTCTTTTGCATAGTAGGTAATCAAATCAATAACTGCTAGTTGTAAATCTTTAGGACACTCTGTGTACCCTGCTTTATAGGTAATCTTTACAGCGCCTGGGCCTGTAGGCCAGTTCTTTCTAGTGCCATCAGTATTCACTCTATACACACTATCAGTAGAACCATCTACATAGTATTCTGTGGAAGCAACAGTAGTATATGCTTTACTGAAGTCTTCTCGTTCTTGTACGGAAGTAATACTTACAAAAGGACTTTCTGTAAGTTGTACCAAATTTGTAGACCAGTTTATACTAAACTCTTCTGCTTTGTCGCTAGAGTAGTGATCTACAATGGTTGTTCCGCAGTAAGTTTTCACTAATTGACTTACGGCAGTAATTAAAGAATTGATGCGAGCATCTTCCTTTGTGCTCTGAATGTTTTCAGAGACTTTATATTCATCTAATGTGATTAAATTTGCCATAAGTCCATTACTAAAAACTTAAGGGGAGCGAACTCCCCTCTCGTTTTGCTTTTAAATTAAGCTACGCAGTCAATCTTAACTACAGGTTCGTTACCAGTTGCACCGGCTACTAGCTCTTCAAAGCCTAGGGCTTGTGAAGCAACTACTACGTTGCGCTGATTACCAACTTCATAGTCAGTCTCAACAGTTACGCCACGTAGACGTGGGATAACATAGTTACGAGCGTTAACAGCGAAGGCTACAGGTACACCAGCACCTTCAGTAGCGAAGCTGTCAGATACGATTACAGGTGAACCGAATACAGAACCGATTTGACCAGTGATCTTAGTCGCCATGTCAGAACCAACGTCAGTTACATCCTGGAAGCCTGCATCTTCGATGAGTTCGAAGTAACGAGCTTGTGATACGATGTATGCAACATCAGCAGGGTTAACACCATACTTACCCATAGCTTTACGAGCAGTAAGGAGGCCAGCTGCAGTCAATGTAGCTGAGTTACCTGAAGCGATTGAAGCGCCATCAAGGTCAATGCTAGAACCGCTAGCTGCGGCATAGCCGTCAAGACCAGTGATAGAACCAGAACCGTTGATGATAGCGTTATCAACAGCGCGAGCGTGAGCACGTGCTACTGAGTCAACAAGCATAGGCATCAAGTTGATGAGAACTTGCTCATCTACGTTGTTGTCCATGAAAGTCTGGCTGATCAAACGATAAGCGTTCAAGATTACTTGTGAAGGCTTGTAAGTGTTGTCTGAAGCACCACGGTTTTCCAAGTTACCTGCTGCAGCTGCACCAGTTTGGAAAGTAGCGGCCTCTACGTCAGGCTGGATTGGCATTACAGTAGCAGCACCATTCACCTGAATCTCACGGAACAGACCAGCTGTACGCAAGTTTAGAGTAACTTCTTTTTCGATTTGACGAGCAACTTCTTGATCGATGTCGCCAGCGTTAGTTGCATAGTCAATACCAGCTTTTTCCATGATACCCTGAGCGAAGTCAGTGTTCATGCCTTTGCCAGTCATAGTACCAAGCAATGAAGCGTGCATGAAGTCTTTGCCCCACTTAGTGATATCGCCTTTCTCAGAACGGTCACCGAAAGTACGCTTGCTGTTACGCATAGCTTCGATTTCAGAAGACTTCTCTTCTAGTTCGGTTTTGAATGAAGCAAGTACTTCGTCCATCTTAGCGTCTTTTTCAGTCAGCTTAGCTTCGAAGTCGCTCATTAGTGATTCAACGCCAGACTGGATACCAGTCTTAACTTTGATTTCTTGTGCTTCAATAAATGAAGCCTGTTCAGCTGCTTTTTCTACTTCTGCTTGCTCAGCTGCTTTTTGCTCGGCTTGCTTCATAGCAATCTTAGCAGCTGTGTCTTCAGCTACCTTCTTTGCAAAAGCTTCCAAGTCGATGTTTTGATTATCCATCTTGATCTCCTGATCTACGGATTTCTCCGCGCTTTGAGGTGTGTCACTAGCTATTCCCGAAGTAATAACTTCATCCTTAGCCAGAGACTGACCTGCTAGATCTACACGATTTGTGAAAGTTTTTTTGAATTCTTCGTACTCAGCATCTGAGTCGAAAGACTTCGCGAGCGAAAAAGTAGCTGACTGATTACAGGGTACAGATACAACTGATACCTCGAATAATTCAGCGTCCTTAATCATTAGTCCGTCGGTTTCCTTAATGTAATCAGCATCCTTGACTCGGAAACCTACGGAAAAGGCCCCAAGAACACCGTCTTTAACTAGTTGAGCAACATTAGCAGGCGCGGCCTTACTAATCTTACATTCCAGCTCCAAGCCATTTGGTCCAGACTTCAGACCTGTAGCTCGACCAATTGGTTTATCATAGTCATGATTAAACAGGATAATTGGATTCTTTTCAAAGTTCTTTAGTCCACCCTTCTGCCACGCTTCTGCTGAAATGGAGTCACCCGCGCGATCAAAGTCAGCCGTGCTTGCCATTCCACGAATCATTACAGAGCCATCATCTTCTGCATGAGTCTTGAAAGTAGACGTAAGATTAAAGATTTTATTCATATCTTAATCCTTTTTTACTGCCGGTTTAGGGGCAGGCTTGACCGCGGCCTTTGGTGCTGGCTTTGGTGCTGGAGCAGGAGCTGGTTTTGGCTTAGCTGCTTCTGCTTTCTTCTTCGCGATCAATTCCATAAGTTCTGGATGTGCTTTCTGCATCATAATAATTGCTCGTGAATAACTTCTTCCTACGTTGCGAATCCCTGTTAGCATAACGGGTTTGTCGGTTTGCTTGACATACTCGTCTTGGGTCATAATCTTACCCTTCTCTGCAAAATACATTGCTAGGTCACGACATAGTTTAATTCTTTGTGGTCTATTCGCCATCTTCGTTTGTTTCCTCTGGTCTTCCGCCCTCATCGGGATTGGTTGCAGAACCTGCGATATTTGCAGGAACTCTTATATCTTCAGTGCCGTCTACAAAATCGAAACCAAGTCTCTCGCGAGCTTCTGCAGGAGTAATAATACCACCGTTTACTAGTGATGTGTAGTAAGCGGAGGCGTCTCTCAGCTCAGGCTGTAGAGCGGGTATTTCACTGATGTCTTCTTTTAACTCGAAACCGAAATATCTTTCCATTGCAAAATTAATTTTTCGAACTATAGGAAGTATAGTCTCAAGATAATACATACGCATATTTGGGCGAATGTTGGCGTTGTTGCCAGAGTCCATCATAATTGGAGGTACTCCGAGCGCCTTCAAAATTATCTTTTCATTGTCTGCGATACTATTTTGAAAATCAAGATCTTTAAAATTTACATTTGAGATAGAATCTACTTCAATTCCACCGTCCAAAATAAGGGGTCTACGACCGCCTGCTTCTGGTTGATATCGTGACTGCCACGACACCATCATACGTTCTTTAATCTTTTCAGAAAGTGTATTTGGTGACTTGAGTACCAAGCCAGGAACTGCACCATTCTTAAAGAAGTTATCTTGGAACTTACGCATTTTCATCATAAGTTGCATAGTACGTAGAGCAGGACTCAAACGCGGAACACCTCGATAAATTGAGTAAAAGGAGTTCTCTTTAATATGTATAATCTCACTAGGCTTATAGTTTACTTTCTCATTGTAAGTGAACTTCTCAATGTAAGTATCCGAACTAGCGTGAATAACCATCTTATCTGCTGGTAAGTGATAGAGGTGTGCTCCATCATAGTAGATAAAGATGTTACCATCAAGTATAAAGTCAATAATTAAGTTACGCTTGAAAGTATTAATGTCTTGGAAAGGGTTAGGCTCTTGGTTTAAAAGTAGATCTACTTTAGTACGTTTGATGCCTTTAATGATGCTGTTGCCCTTATGTTGACCACCTACTTGAGTAGGAATCTCAGCTGCATCATCTACAATAATATTTACCGCACGATTTACGACTTCTAGCTCTTCGTAAGCTCTCTCATAAGAAAAGGTAGGCTCACGAGAAGTTTGAATATCGTTGCCGTAAAACTGCTGTGCAGGATTCAGCTTCTCTTCAACTTCTACAGGTTTTTTCTCAAAAGGATTATACCAAGCCATGTTTTTCTCTTTGAATCTCTACCCAGCGCATCTGCTTTTTAGCTGTTCCCAGCCCAGGGTCTTTACCGTAAATTGAGTGAAGTTTTAAATGGTGAGTATGACACAGCGTAACTGTGTGGTCGTATAACTCAGCATGATGTTCTTCTATAAAGTCATCCCGAAGTGATTGAATGTACTCAGGATTGTGTTTGTTCTTTGTTAACCATTGATTCAACAAAGGAGTTAAACTGTAAAAGTGGTGAAAGTCTAACTGCTCTGTCTCACCACAAATCTCGCAAGAGGAGCCCTTTGCATACTTGGACTTTGCCTTATCTCGTACATATTTTACTACATCGCGTTTTAGCTTAGGCATTTTCCTTTGGTTCCTCGATTTTTCATTTAAAGAATTATATCGGCTTTAGGGTAACTTGTCAATAACTATTTTTGAGTAGGTATCGCTAGAAGGATACCTGTGCCGTTTGAAATGAATATAGTCCGTAACGAAGACCATCTGCCATGTGCGAAGCCATGTTGTGCTTCGGTTTTTCCTTCATTAGATTTGGGTTAGGGTCCCACTGATACGCGTCAAGGCAAGCTAGTGATTGTTTACACTCTTGGTCAACATAAAGTTTGTCATTATCAATAATTGCTGATACGTGACCGATGCCATCAAGTACAGATTTCTTTGCGTTAATAGTACTAATATCATAGTTCTGTGCAAAGTCAAATCGAGTCTGCTGTGCAGCGGAGTCAATATAGATATAGTCAATATCCCACTTGTCAATCAACTTTTGTATTTCTTCTGCGTGTTGCTCTGTAGTACGCTCGTTATTGAAATACTCATCTACTAAGTAGTATTTGTCCTCATCCCAGTCATAAGCGATTACACACATTGCTGTAGGGTCTTTGAAACCTACGTCCAACCCCGCAAAGACGTCCATCTTACTAGTATCAAACTGAGACAGGTCTTTTACCTGTGTCTCAAAGTTGAACTTCCAGATCTGTCCTTCATAAGTATTAAAGTCAGCTTCGTACTCCTGCTTAAACTCTGCTTCAGACATCGACTTTCGTGCTTCTGAGATATCCGATTCGCTCATGCGTGGATTATCTCGATAGGTTGCTCGTATACTACACCATTCTGGGAAGTCTTCTGAAAATCCTCTGTAAAAGAACTCAGAGAACCAGTTGTTTCTGCCTCGAGGTGTTGAGATAAAGATTGCTTTAGAATTTGGTTTGTCCAGAGTAGGACGAAGTGCAACGTTGAAGGCGTCCTTGCCGTCAGCGAGTGCGGCCTCATCAAAGATGATAAGGTCATAAGATCTACCTACACAAGAATCGACCTGATTAACAGAACCCATTCTTACAGTAGACCCGTTAGAGATTTCAATAACTTTATCCTTGGCGTTATCTTTTGTAACCTCTAAATCAAAATGCTTAATTAGATTTCTCTGTAGATCGAAAGAGATCTGAGACAAAGAGTAGTTGGGAGACATTATTAGAATATTGGAGCCAGGTACCAAGGACACGAGCTGTCCAATAATATTGGCTATGTAGGTTTTACCCTGTCTGCGCGAGACTGCGGCAGAGACAAAACGATACTTAGGATCGTTAATCGCATTGATAATTGCTATCTGCGATGGTAAGGGAGTGACATTCAATAGCTCCAGGTACGGAGCTATTGGAAGTTTTAGAAACTTTGTCTCAGATCTTAATTCAACGATTTCGTCAGAGATAATATCTCTGCGGCTTACTTCTACTGCCATATTAATCTTCTTTCTTTATAATTTGCCACATTCCCCAAGCGAAACCCGCCCAGGCTAATAGGTGTGCTATGCCACCAAATAAAATAACTGCACCACAGACGCCCATAAGAATTAGTGCGTCTTTTTTCTTTTTTAACTTATCCAACATGAGTGCCTCTCTTTTTATGTCCGTTCCAAGCTACAAATCCTGCTAAACGTAAAGACCAGTATGCGAGGTAGTTAAGAACTCGAAAACCATTTACTTCGATGCAGATGTCTCGGAAGATTCCATCCATAAACTTCTGATCATGATAACCGATATCACTTCCATCTTTCTTCATAAGAGTTGCGTATTTGTATCCATAATCGTGTACTAGGCCACCCATTAAAAGTACTCCTACTGGTGATAAGAAAGTTGCGAGAAACTTAGGAACAGATGCTCCATCGAACTCAAACCCCGCAGGTATCTTGTAGTCTTCACCATTCAGGCTGTAGTTAAAATCTTGTTCGATTTTCCACTTACGTGTACCCATCAACCACATTAGTATTCCTTTCCAAAAACCTTTATCTTTTGTTTTGATTGGTAAAGGTGACATAACTGGCATAAACTTATATTTAAAGTCTACCAGTGTTTCTTCTTTTTTATCTACTTTGTTTACTATAAAGCCTATCAGTACCAGTACTCCGAGTACTGTCCACTGCCAAAAAGTCATTGCTAAATCAAGTAACATTTCCATTATTTCTTCCCTGCATATGCGTTGGCTCCAAAGAATGCTGAAACCAGGGCTGCGATAGCTACAAAGTAAGTGGGAGCAATATCACCGATTATTTTAGCGGCGCTATCTAACCCGAATAATGATGTGCAGAATATGCCGAAAGGATAAAACAACATTCCCCAAAGAGAGAACCAAGTCATCTTTCGCATTGCATCACGCTGTGCATCTTGATCTTCTAGTTCTTTCCTACGAAACTCAAGGTACATTTCTTGTTCGACGGCAGAAACTTCTCCGTCACCATTTGTGTCTGCGGGATGAAAATTCTTGTCGTCTACCATTTTACTTTATCCGCCCAATATGCTGCTGACATTTTGCCTTTAGCAATATTCTTGGCGTGTCGTGCTTTGAAAGACGCTCTTTTCTTCTTCATTCGATCAGATTCTCCAGCCTTCGGCTTCCCTGCCGTTTTAGCTCCCTGCTGGCCGAAACGAATTGTTTTCACTTTAGTGCCAACTTTAGCTACAACGATATGAGACTTCTTAGCATGGCCTGGAGTACGTTTTGGTTTATTATAACCACTAACGCCTGCCCGTTTTAACCTTGAGTCTTTTTTCTTCCTCGCTTTTCGCTTTGCTGGCATAAGTTTTACTCCTTGTCTTTCTTGCCGGAATCGACGACACCTTTGACGTCTTGTCCGACTGCTATCGTAACATCTGCTACTGTGTTGCCTACTCCGCCTAGAGTATTGTTTACCATTGCCTGCGTGCCGTCAATGGCTGCATTCATGGTTCCACAAGCTCCTAGTAGTAGTGCAGATACTATAACTAAATACTTCATTTGTTTCTCCGTATTGTCCTGCCCTTGGTCAAAATGTATCCGATTTAGGGGAAAGGGCCTTGCTGAAAAGTGCCACTTGACACTTTATTTCTTTCTTCGCTTCATAGTAGCTTTACGCTTCTTTTTCACGAATGTTTTAACCATAGTGGGTTTGCCTCCAGGATTGCCTGCTTTTCTTTTCCTTCTAATAGCAGACTTCTTCTGTGCTGCAGTCATACGAGCTGCTTTAGCTTTGGGAACACACTTGGGGTATTTACCTTTCTTTGCTTTGCTTCTACCACACTTGGCATAGCCCCCGCCTTTCTTTGGGCGGGATATATCAACCCATTCTTCTTTAAACCATTTTTTGAGACTCATTTCTTGACTCCCATTCGGTACTTGCCGCCTCGCTTCTTATATTCCTTCACTAAGAAAGCATTTGCGTAAGCTGAAGGATATACCTTAAACTTTCTCTTTACTTGGGCCTTTACTGCTGCGTATAGGCGCTTGTTTGTCGGTACTGGTTTCTTTTTCGCTGACTTCTTTCTCTTCCTTTTCACCGC